GTGGAAATCGGTGCAATACACTGCGAAATGTAGCTCAATCCAAACGGGTTGCTGCCATCCTCGGTTGGTTCGGCAAGATACAGCTCGGAAAATATGTGCTGTGGCAAGTCACGTTTGGCCTGGTCAACTTCTTCAAGTTTCAGGACACCAGCGTTGACTGCGTCATAAGCGGTAATCTTAAAAAATCCGTAGTTCTGCTCACCCATCCTTGCCCTTTCGGATAGCTTATATCCCCAATTCTTTTTGCCTTTCACGTTACCGATTAGCTTTGCCTTGCCTTCGGTCTTGGTCAGGGTAGAACGTAACGCAAACCACGCATCTTCACGAGCCCGTGTGAACTCATCAAATACCGCTGCATAGACATCATCACCATAAAGGTTGTCGGGTTTGTCAGCGGACTTAAATTCTATTATCCCCCCGGTTGGTAGGGTTAATCGCAACTTACTTTCGTTGATCTTAAAAAAGTCACGCACGGTCACTTGGTTACGCATACGCCTGAATGCAATCTCCGCCTGTTGGTACACGGGTGCAACCCACCACACCGATTGGTTTTCTTTTAGTTTCAATGCCTGTTCAAACAGCCAAATAATATGACTCGCTGTCTTGCCAACTTTCGTGGCAGCAGCGGTAACGGTGTATCTATCAGGGCTGTCAAGTATTGCCCGTTGGTAATCCGTTACGAATGGCCGGGTGTAGCTAATGTGCATTGATAAAATTCCAATCGGTCTTTGTTTATGGCTTCAAGGTTGTGGTGTTGGTTACAGTAAACTTGATTGGCAACCCCCCTGATTTTGTTTGCTTCGGGTTGGCTTTCCATTGCCTGTTTCATGGCATTGTACCATTCGTTTGGTGTGTTCAGGCAGAACTTCACCCCTGCATTATTCAGGTGTTGCAGGTATGGTTCAACTCCCGATGCAATCACGGGCAATCCGTAGGCAGCCGCTTCGATTATTTTCAGCTCACTCTTGCAGCTGTTCCACTCATTCTGTTCCAATGGTGCAAGTGCGCAGTCAAACAGGCGGTAGAAATTGCCGTACTCGTTGGGCTGCTGTGCATGAGATACCAACACCTGCGGTTTCAGTACCGGGTTGTTTCCGTTGAACTTGTACAAGATGCTATCCCAAATGTAATTGTTTGCCATCCATCCGCACAAAACGAAGCGGACATTGTCATGCTCGTTGCAAATGCGTTCGATTGCTTCTGATAGTATCATGATGTCGTTGCTGTGAGTAAGTCCACCCACCCAGCCAAAGGTGAAGTACTCCCGTTCCTGTGGGGTTGAAAGCCATTGGTCATCGGTTAGGTCAAGTGCATTCGGAAGCACCTGCACATTGTGGTTGTACTTGGATATCTTTTGAGCAAGGTAGTCGGTTGTGGTGGTCACACCATCAGCATACCTGATGCCATCAATGATTTGCTGCTTTAATTTGTGTTCCCGGAAGTACTTATATGTTGGGTGGTGTTTTGGCAGTACCCAGTAATCATCAATGTCCACGATGTATTTGATGCCGTTCTTTGCGAGGTAGTGCAATATCTCGTAGTGGTTTTCACCCAGCCACCTGTTGAAGATGACAAGGTCGTAGTTAGATAAATGTGGTATTCCATTGCGTTCAAAGTTCTGGCTTATGCTGACCGTGATGTCATCGGGATAATCAATCTGCAATCGTTTCAGGGGTGTGTATAGGCGGTGGTATTCAACTCCACCCATGCCTTCCCATAGGGCTAACACTTTCATTGTAGGTACAATAGTTTAATTTGTTGGTATATCGCCCTGATTTCGGGTGAATTTATTTTTACATATGCTGTCATAAGCATTCTCATTTTGGTATCACGGGTGCGGCTCAATCGTCTGCGCTGTGCTGTGTATTTCATTCGTATGTTTCTGTGAAGTATTCGTATGCGTTAAGGTCATCATCTATCATGGTGGCATTTACTGCATCCATAATCTGTTGCCGTTCCATTTCTTTCGCCTTGTTTATTATTGCAGTTGCCTGTTCGATAGATAAACTATTTTTCAGGTTTTCAAGCAACCATTCAACTGCTGTCTGTTTATTGCCCATCTAAATTAAGTGTGATTTTGATTTCGCCTGTGACCGTCTGATTTACATCTGCCGTTTCTTTCGGTTTGCCGTACACCCTTGAAAGCAAAGTTTCAATAGAGTAGAGACTGCCTTTTTCAAGTGACTTCCGCATGGCATTGGCAATCGTCTTTTCAAGTATGGTGGCCTTCGGGTTCTGCCATACCTCTTTCAGTTCATCAAGATCCATTGACAACATCGCCTGAATGGTGTCGTTTATTTCGGCAAGTTTGTAGCCCTGCTCTTTCAAAAGAGTGACGTACTTTTTTGGTCTGCCGTTCCTGTTAATTCTGTCAGGGTGAGCATCAAAACCATCACCCTTTTTCAGGTTGTCTAATTTATTCGCCATCGGTAGTTTGTCGGTTGTAAGTTTGCCCGTTGCGTTTGATTTGAAGTGTCGGGTCAAGTTTAATCATTCGGTCCACAATAACTTGGCAATACTTCGGGTCAAGTTACATCCCGTAGCATTTGCGTTTGAGTTGGTGTGATGCGACCATTGTGGTGCCTGAACCGGTAAAACTTTCAGCAACTATATGGCCTTCATTTGTCATTGCCTTGATATATTCTTCAGGCAATGCTATTGGAAAAACCGCAGGATGAAATTTTGTCCATTCTCTACTTTGCTCGTTAATTATTGAATTAACAGTTCCTAATTGCCTATGACTTCTTATTGTCATATTCTTTCCCTTCTTTACAGTTCCATCTTTTTGTCTATTACTACTATGGTCATTAAATTCACCTGCATCTTTATTTGGAACGGTTAAATTTAGTTCCTTTCTATTATTTCCGAATACAAAAATCCATTCATGCTGAATTGCAAACATGGCTGTAATTTGCGCCATAGAAAATCCAGCACCTTCTCTATTCCATACATTCCAACTTAAAAATTTATACCCGCATGATTTTGCCATTTCTATATATTCATTCCAATACTGCACTATCTCATTATCTTTCCTTTGTAAACCTAAATTGATAACTTGGAAATTAGCATAAGGCATAAATGTTGGTATAAACTCAATAAGGTTTGATACTGATAAATCCTTTTCCCCATTGTATTCCCTCATATCTGAATAAGGAGGCGAAGTAAAAAGCAATTCTGCCTTTTCACCATTCATCAACTTTGCCACCGCATCGCTATCCGTACTATCCCCACAAAGCAATCGGTGTTCACCTATCTCAAACAAATCACCCAGCACAATATCGGTTTCAATCTGCTCGGGCATCTTGTAATCATCTTCCTCTGCTTCCAATTCAATTGCATCCATTGGCGGCAAGTCCAAACCCCATTCAGTCAGCTTATCCGCATCCCATTCGTTTGCAAGTGTGTTCCAATCCCATTCACCAAAGCCCACGTTGTCTTTAATCAGGAATTGCGCCCGTTGTTCTTCTGTCCATTCGTCTGCCAAAATAATCGGTATCTCCTTTGCCCCGATGTCCGACAATGCTTTGAGCCGCATATTGCCGCCAAGCACGATATAATGTTCTCCTTCGGTATAGCAAACCAATGGCCGCTTTTCCAGCATTTCAGGGAAGTCAATAATTGACTGCTTTAACTTTGCGAACTTCTCATCCCGCATGACACGGGGATTGTTCGGGTTTGGCCGAACCTGTGTTAATTTAACCCACTGCATATATTCTCACGTTTCTGTTTATGTGATTGTCAGGTGTAAAACCAAACTGCGCCATTAAATGGTCAAGCCCAGCATGGCTGAAAATGGTGCAATGTCCTACCTTTGGCTCAATGTATTCGTCATGTTCGGTTAGCCAATCGGTGAACGAAGTCTCAATCATGATCTTACTTCCGGGGTGGCAGAACTCTTTTATTTCGGCCAATTCTGCAAATGGTGCGGTCAGGTGTTCGATTACTTCGGTCAGGACAATCACATCATAGTCCTTTTTAAGGGATAAAACATCGGCATAATATCCGTTATAAGGGTCATAACCATCGCAGTCAATACCAGCATCCTGCATAAATGTAACCATTAAACCAGTTCCACAACCGTAATCCAAAATGGTGGGCTGCTGATTACCTGATATTTTCTGTATGCGATACATTCTTACAAGGTTCATCTCATCGGCATTGCGTTCATCTTCTTTGCCACCGCCAACCATGCCTGATTGGTCTAACTTTTTGCAGAAGATATTAGCCAAGTTATCGGTGTAGTATTGCACCCCCCCTTTGATAAATGCCTTTTTGGCTACCTTCCCGGTAATGGGTGATTTAGTTTTGCTCATATTTTGATTTCAATATCTGTGTCAGGTTCATTATTGTCCAAGCACCAAAACCATTGTCACCTGTCGGGATGACGTTGTGCGCAGTCGGGCAGATTTCAACAACACGGGGATGTTTCATGACCTCGGCTATTGCGTAGGCCATTGACTGGTTTCCGACAAATAACTCACAGCCCTTGATTATGCCGCACAGCTCCGCAAAGTCTTTCACTTGGATGTGAGAAATGTCAGGCAGCTTGGCCGAAATGATGCGGTATTCATCGGGCAACCCTACAAATTTTATCTTATCCTGATACCTGCGCAGGATGGAATAATCAAATGTCGGGTTGTGGTACCGGGCTGTACGGTTCAAAATGATTTGGTGGTTGCCTAATTGCCACACATCAAAGTGTATCGGCTCGGCTAAATTGCAAGTCAGTTCAGGATAAATATGAAAATACCATTGGCTGATGTGGCCGGTGTAATTGTGAAACTTCCTGAATAGGTTAAAATTGTAGTCGCATTTTGCGGCTTCATCCGTGATTGTGCATTTGCCGATAAAGTCGGTGGACATCAGCAACGGAACGAGCATTTGCGCCATCTTTAAATTCATCTGCACCTTGCCCATCGGGTGATTGAAATTGTATTGTGCAGGTACATCCACCTGTAAATATAAGTGAACCTTGCTATCGTGCAACCGGGATGCTGCTCTCATTGCCGGTAGTGAGTAAATCAAATCCCCTGCATTGCCGCCATGAATAATACTAACCATTGAGTGCTTCCCTATATAGTTTTTTTAGTGCATCGAACATACAACTGCGACACGCTGGGAATGGTTGTCCGTACAACTGTCTGTGAACTTCGTTAAGTTTGGCATAGTACCCAGCTTCAAGTGAGTAAGTGCCGGTCTTGTTTATCCTCTCAATATGCGACTTCAAGTCAAGGCAAAGTGAACGCTGTTCAGGTGTCATATACGAGTCATTATAAAGTAACAAACACAGGGTAAAACAACCCCCATAGCGATGCCAGTCAATGTGATTTCAATTAGTGTCATAAGTATCTGTCAATTAATGCTCCAAAGATAGCACATAATGCACCATAAATTATACCATACAATCCGAATTCAACGGTAAACCATACCAGCCCTGTCCACCACGATAGGCAGAAACCGCACTCAAATGGTTTGATTGTTTTGCGGTAACGGCTGTCAAGCGCATACACGAATGAAATCATCGGTGGGAAAAAGTAACGGGAAAGCAGAACGCACAATGCGGCCACTCCCAAAATGTCAGTCATCGTATTCATTATATTTTTCTTTGATTTGTGTTTTGATTGCGTTGATTATTTGGCTGATCTCCCGGTAATTGATTTTGGTGTCACGGGCTATCATTGCCATGCTTTGTTTATCTTCCCACAGCTGCCAAAGTTTAACCACGTACCATTCGGAACGGTTAAAATGGTTTGCCACCTCTTTGAAATTGACAGACTGCACCGCTTCCTGTTTGCGCCTGATGTGTGTTTCGTCATAATCCTCCGCTTCTTCATCATAATTTTCGGGCAAGGTTTCTGTGGTGCGCAGGAAGTCACGGTAAAACTTTGTGTATCTGTTGCCGTTGACCGCATTGCAACCCACACGGACAAGGTAGTAAACCAGTCCATTGCTTTGGTGCAGTTGTATCAGGCGGTCGGCATCCATTTCACAGCATATTAGCAAAAGGTGTTGTTGTAGGTCGGCAGCAACGTGAGACCCTATTTTGTTACAGAAGTCAGGCAGCCATTTGGAATTGGCAAGTTCAATCAGTATCTCTGTGCGCTTGTTCAAGTTTTAAAGAGTGAACTTTTTTCAGCCAATCTTTGAATGACTTGTTATCCCCATACCGGGCATGATCTTTTCTGCATAGGGCCATCAGGTTTTCAATTA